ACTAATTATGGCAACAAGAACTAGCATCAATGGTAATGTATACGTAGAAGCAATACCAAAGAAGAGTCGTCAAGGAAGAGGAAAACATACAAAGTATTCCGCTACTTCACGCAATAAAGCAAAGAAAAGAACTAGAGGACAGGGGAGATGAATGAATCTCCCTTTATTAGTGACCATATAGATCATGGTAACTTTATATCAGAATATCAATGCAATATAGATTGTAAGCAATATATTGATCATTTTGAAAGAATGACTGAAACTGGTGGAATGATTCAACCTCGATTAAATCCACTTAGTATGAAAGATAGTTCAATCTATGTTCATAATTGTATTCATGATAATATCATGTTTAACATCTACAATGATTGGAATTTACTTTCATGTGAAGCATTAAAACATTATATGAATACCTATGATGTATTAAAAACAAGGGATTTTGAGCATAAAACATGTAAAATACAAAAAACTAATCCATCTGAAGGATTTCACCAATGGCATTATGATGGTGATAGTTTAGATTCGTATACATCTTTCCGTCAATTAGTAGTAATGATATACTTAAATGATGATTTTGAAAATGGTGAGACGGAATTTTTATATCAACAGACTAGAATAACCCCTAAAGAAGGTAAGTTTATTATTTTTCCTTGTAGTTGGCCTTGGACGCATCGTGGAAATCCTCCAATTGGTGGGTCAAAATACATAATTACCTCTTGGATTGAAGAATTTCCAAAAAATTCACATAGTTTTAAAGAATAGGTATAAATAAAGAGAGATAATACTAAATATACCATTTAGATGTCAGTTCAAAGTAGGTCTAGAGCATTTAAAGATATAAGTTTTTCTTTCACACCACATCCTGTGACGAAAGATTTACCTATTTTAATGAATGATCGTGCTATTGTTAGGTCTGTAAGGAATATAGTTGAAACAATACCTACTGAAAGGTTTTTTAACCCAATTTTAGGGTCAAATGTAAGAGAATCTTTATTTGAAAACTTCTCAAACACTACTTTAACTGTAATAAAAGATCAAATTATAACATCAATCAACAATTTTGAACCAAGAGTTGAGAATATTGAATGTGATGTTATAGGAAAACCTGATCTTAACACTTTTGAAGTAACAGTTTTCTTTGATGTTGTGGGATTACCTATACCAAGACTATCATTTTCCTTTATTTTAGAACCAACTAGGTAAAATAATGCCATATACTCAATTTACAAACCTTGATTTTACTCAAATTAAGGCAGAAATTAAAAATTACCTTAGATCAAACTCAAATTTCACTGATTTTGACTTTGAGGGGTCTAATTTTTCGATTTTAATTGATACTTTAGCATATAATACGTATATTAACGCATTTAACGCTAATTTAGCAACAAATGAGGTGTTTTTAGACTCTGCTGTAATCAGAGAAAATGTAGTTTCATTGGCAAGAAACATTGGGTATGTTCCTAGATCAAAAACTTGTGCACAAGCAGAGATAAGTTTCCAAGTTCAGATAAAAGATGATAATCATGAGATCTCTCAGATCACATTAAACCCTGGTTTGGTTTGTATTGGAGCAGCAAATGATACTTCTTATAGATTTTCGATAATAAGACCAGTCACAGAGAGAATTTATACCAATTCATCTGGAAATAGAGTAGCGGATTTTAATATAACAATCCACCAAGGAACATATGTTAGAAATCAATACGTAGCAGATACAAAATCTAGTGTAAAGTACATATTAGATAACTCAAATATTGATACATCAACGATTATTATTAACGTATCTGATACTAGTAGTACTCTTGGTTCTGAATATTCCAGAGTTGACAATATACTTAATTTAAATAAAAATTCTAAGATATATTTGGTACAAGAGATACAAGATGAAAGAATTGAAATACTATTTGGTGATGATTTATTTGGAAAAAAATTAGAAGATGGTCAAATAATTACTGCAGAATACTTAGTTACTAATGGTCCTGACAGTAATGGTGCTGCCAGTTTTGATTTTCAAGGATCGTTTTTCAGAACTGATACTGGTGCTCTTGTTAGACCATCAAGTGTTGTTAATATAACAACTACTCAGAGTGCTTCAAACGGGTCTGAGCATGAAGATTTATCATCTATTAAGTATTTGGCTCCTAGAATGTATTCCGCACAGTATAGGGCGGTTACATCAAGAGATTACGAGGCAATAATTAAGTCAATTTACCCTGCTACAGAGTCTATTGCTGTTATTGGTGGAGAAGAATTAGACCCACCACAGTTTGGAAAAGTTAAAATTAGTATTAAACCAAAAAATGGTACTTTTGTTTCCGATTTTGATAAGCAACTGATAAAGAATAAATTAAAAAATTACTCTATTGCTGGTATTGATTCTGACATTGTTGATCTTAAAATTCTATATGTAGAGATTGATTCAAATGTTTACTACAATACATCATCAGTTAGTAATATAAGTGGACTTAAAACCACCATTCTCAGTTCATTATTAACTTATTCAAATACAGTTGATATGAATAAATTTGGTGGTAGATTTAAATTTAGTAAAATTAATCAATTAATTGATAGAGTTGATGAATCTATAACCTCTAATATCACAAAAGTGAAGATTAGAAGAGATATGAAGGCACTTTTAAACCAATTTGCCCAATATGAATTGTGTTTTGGTAATCAATTCCATATTAATCAGGCAGGATACAATATAAAAAGTAGTGCTTTTAAAATATCTGGTTGGTCAAAACTAGTATATTTTACTGATATACCAAATACTGACGACAAAGGTAAGTTGGATGGAAGTGGAAAGGGTGTTATTTGTATTGTTTCTAAAGATGATAAAGAAGAATTGAAGATTGTAGCAAAAGATGTGGGTATAGTTGATTATGCCAAAGGTGAAATAATCATCAATACCATTAATATTACATCTACTGTTGCTGCTAATAATTTAATTGAGATACAAGCATTCCCAGAATCTAATGATGTTGTTGGATTGAAGGATTTATACCTAAGTTTTGACGTTTCAAATAGTTCGATAAATATGCTTAAGGACGTAATTGCTTCGGGTGAAGATGTTTCTGGCGTTGTATTTACAAGAGATTACTACAGTTCAAGTTACTCTAATGGAGATCTAGAAAGGAAATAGATATGAGTTTAGAATTCGAGAAGAGAGTACAGGTCAATAGAATCATAGAGAGTCAGTTGCCAGAATATTTGGTGGCAGATTTTCCTCAATCTGTTGAATTTTTTAAACAATATTATATTTCTCAAGAATATCAAGGAGCAAGTCAAGATTTACTAAGCAATCTTGATCGTTACATGAAGGTTGATAACCTTATACCTGAAGTTGTAGTAGGAAAAACAACTTTAAATTCTGACGTATCAATTACAGACACTACAATTGTTGTAGATTCTACTGAAGGTTTTCCACATTCTTATGGATTATTAAAAATTGATAATGAAATCATCACTTATACTGGAAAGACTGATACTACATTTACTGGATGTATTCGTGGATTTAGTGGTGTAACTGGTTATAAAGTTGGTATATCAAAATCAATAGAAACGGTAAACAAAGAAAATCTAGTATTTGAAGAAACTAATGCTGCTTCTCATACAACAAGTTCTATTGTTACTAATTTAAGTGTTCTATTCTTACAAGAATTTTACAAGAAATTAAAGAAAACATTCTTACCTGGTTTAGAAGATAATACTTTTACTGAAGAATTGGATGTTGGTAATTTTATTAAGACTGCTAGATCTTTCTACCAATCAAAAGGAATTGCAGAGTCTATAAAAATTCTTTTCAAAGTATTATTTGGTGTAGAAGCAAATGTAATAGATTTAGAAGGTCGTTTAGTAAAACCATCAAGTGCTGAATATATTCGTAGAGAAGTTGTAGTAGCAGAAGGAATTAGTGGAGATCCATCTAATTTAGTAGGACAAACAATATTTAAATCAACAGATTTAGAAACAAATGCTTCAGTATCAGAAGTAGAAATTATTACAAGAGATACTAAAACTTATTATAAAGTCTCTTTATTCGTTGGTTTTAGTGATAGGGATCTTATACAGGGAATATTTACCATACCTGGTAAATCAAAGGTGTTAGAGGACATTACAGCAGGGTCTACGATAGTTCCAGTTGATACTACCATTGGTTTTAGTGAAAGTGGTACTTTTATTGTAGAAGATATAAATTCAAATAAACAAACAGTTACATATCAATCTAAGACAATTAATCAATTCTTTGGTTGTAGTGGTATAACTGGTAATATAGGAATTGCTACAGATGTAAGAGCAGATGAAACTATATTTGGTTATGAGGATGGTGATTTATCCAAGAAAGTTGAATTAAGAATAACTGGTGTAATTGCTGAATTTGTACCAGAATCTGATATATCTCTTATTACTGAAGGTCAAGAAATATTAGTAAAGAATGTTGGTGAAGTTATATCAAACCCAGATAGAACACAGTCATATAAAGAGATATTTGCTAATTCTTGGATTTATAATACTAGTTCTAGATATCAAATATCTAATGATATTAACAATAATAATACTTTTATATTATCAAGTAAAATTGATAAGTCTAGTTTAAAGATTGGTGATAGTTTTGATATAACTCGCAGAAAATCAAATAAAAGAGTTGGTGGTGGTATTGTTAAAAGAATTGATTCTGATTATTCATTTACTGCTGATGGACTTAACTTTATAGCCAATGAACCAAATGCTTTTGCTGATTATGATGTAAGAAGAAATCTACAAAAAGCAACGTATAATTCTAACAATACAGTTGGAATTGCTTTATCTGATAGCTATCAAAACGTAGATGGAACTGGAAATGTTTTATCTGATATTTTAAACGTATACGTTGATAGTGATAAGTTTGGTTATGTTGCTTCTAACTCATTACCAAGCAGACAAATTGATGTAACACCTGTTAGTTCTTCACAGCAAGGAACAGGTCTTCCAGTAGATAAAATTGCTGGCATATCTACAATTAAATTTGCTACTGAAACTAACTTCTTTACTGGAGATTCTGTAGTTTATACGTCATCAGACTCTTCACAGTCTTTCAATGGTTTAACAGAAGGTGAATCATATTTTGTTAGAGTATTAGATGATAAAAAGTCAATAAAATTATATTCTAGTATTAATGCTATAGAAACCGATCAGTCAATACTTATTAGTACACCTGCTCAACAATCACAACCATCTGCTGCGATAATAGCAACACATACTTTTACGATTAATGATCAATATAATAAAAAAATTGTAAAAAATCCTATTTTAAGAAAATTCCCACTTATACAGGATTTAAAAATTACATCAAAAAATGAAAAACCAGCAAAAAATATTGGATTATTAATAGATGGTACTCAGATAAGGTGTAATGCTTCAGTAGATACTGTTTCTTACGGTACAATTGAAGAAACTGAAGTATATAATACGGGTACTGGATATGATATTGTCAACCCACCAAAAGTTGTAGTTGAAGGTGTTGTTGGTATTGGTACAACTGCTAAAGTTGAACCAATAATTAAAGGTAATGTAAAGGAAATATTAGTAGAACCTCAAGAGTTTGACGTTTCTAAAGTATTATCAGTAACTTTAAGTGGTGGTAATGGTAAAAATTGTTTCTTAGAACCAGTAACTGGTCCAAGATTTAGAGAAGTTGAATTTAATAGTAGGGATATATTTTTTAGTGGTGGACTTGACATACAAGAAGAAACAATTACATTTACAACTGAGCATAGTTTTGTAAATGGTCAAAAAGTATATTATAACAATAATGGTCAAAATCCAATCGGAATAACTCCATTTAAAGATGCAAGCACAACAGTAACAGAATATCTTGTAAATGGATCACCATATTTTGTTAGGGTTATTAATCCAAAAAGAATTTATTTATTTAAAAGACCTGATGATGCTTTATTTGGTGTAACAGGTATTAATACAATAGGATTTTCTACAGCAACTTCTGCTGCTGGTTTCCATAAATTTAGAACAGAATCTAAAAATACATTAAGGTCTGTTAAAGTATTAAATCCTGGTGAAGATTTCCAATATAGAAAATTACCAGTATTACCTTCAGGTATTTCTACTTCCTTTGATACTATTAACTATAAAAATCATGGATTTAGAACAGGTGATGTTGTTGAATATTTGACTGATGGGACTCCTATTGAAGGATTAGAAGTATCTACTGGAATAACATCAACTACTAATTTTTATCATGCGTTAAAAGTTGATGATGATTCATTTAGATTGACAAATGCTGGAATTGGATCAGAACCTTTATCAAAAGTAGATTCTGATAGATTAAAATATGTTAATTTAAAATCACAAGGAACTGGATACCAGATATTTAAATACCCAGATATTGAAATAAAAGTAAATGCTATTTTTGATAATGAGATTGGTGGATCATTTGATGGTAAACTTACACCAATAGTTACTGGTGAAATTGTAGGAACCTATACTTATGATCAAGGTTGTAATTACGGATCTACTATTATTAATCATAGATCATCACCATCAGTTAAAATTGAAAATGGTAAAGGTGCTGAAGTAGATACTGTAGTAGACCGTGGAAGACTTATTGATGTTATTGTAAAAAATAAAGGTGAGCAATATAATTCATTGCCCATTTTAAAAATAGAATCTACAGAAGGTAGTGGAGCTATATTAAAACCAATAATTTCTAATGGTAGATTACTTGATATTAGTGTTATTAATGCAGGAATTGGTTATTCTAGTACAGGAACAAATGTTTATGTAGAACCTAGAGGTAAAAATGCTGTATTGAATGCTAGAGTAAGAGAATTAGAGATTGATAGTATTAAGAGGGAAAATGATATACATTTAGAACCAGTGGGTGATAGTGACTTAGAATATTCTGTAAACACATATTATCAAGAATTAAGAGAGTCTTTCAATGATTCTGGAGTAGATGCAAATACTGGAATTGGAACTCATTCACCTTTAATTGGATGGGCGTATGATGGTAATCCAATATATGGAGCATTTGGATATTCTGATCCTGATGATATTAGTCAGGTAAAGAGATTAAAATCTGGTTATATTATTGATACTGGTTGGTTTGATAGACCAAATGAAGAAAATGGTGTCTTCATTAAAGATTATGTGTTTAATGGTAGTGGTGACTTAGATGAGTATAATGGTAGATTCTGTAAAACTCCAGAATTCCCTAATGGTGTTTATGCATATTTCGCAACTTTAGATGATACAAATAAACCAATATACCCATATTTTATAGGAAAATCCTATCGTTTACCATTTATTTCTGAAAATGAATATTTAGATCAATCTTTTGATTTTAATAATACAAATCTTTCTAGAAATACTTTACCATATAAAGTTAATGAAAGATTTGCAGATAATGATTTTATTATAGAATCAAATGAAATTATTAGTCAAAAATCTGTTGTTGAATCAGTAACTAAAGGTATTGTTGATAGTTTTCAAGTATTAGATGGTGGTAAAGGTTATAAAGTTGGTGATTTTACTACTTTTAATAATGAAGGTACTAATGGCAGTGGTGCTAGAGGTCAGGTTGATAGAATAGTTGGTATTGGTGTTTCTAACATTAAAACACAATTAACTAAATTTGAAAATGCTACTTTTGTTTGGAATAGTGCTAATGAGGTTACAGCACATTATCTACCAAGTATAGAATTAAATGATGAAGATACTGTATTAGTATCAGGTTTAAGTAAAGCAAATTATGAATTAAACAATTCATTTAAGATTGGTATCAGTACTGATATAATTGGATTAGGAAAATCCATGTCTCTTAATAATAACTCAAATGGTATTACTGAAGACATATATGTTAATATCATTCCAAATACTGTTTCTATTGGTGGTTCTTTAAGAGTTGGTGATGAAGTTCTTAAGGTATTAAATTTATATGAAGTAGAGAAGATTATAAGAGTTCAAAGATTTGGAACTGGTATAGCACATACCTTTGGATCAAGTATAGATGTATTGAATAATAGAATTAGTATTCCCGTCAACTCTGATTATTTTGAATCTGAATTAGACGATTTAGTTTATCTTAACCCAAGACAAGCAGTTGGATTAGGAACTACTAGTGGATCTGTTAGAAATTATTCTGTTGGAGAAACAACTAAGCAAGTAAATATTGCTCAACAAAGTCTTTATCTACCAAATCATCCATTTACATCAGGACAAAAGATTAAGTTCTCAAAACCTCTTGCTCTTAGTTCATTATTGGTTAGTAGAGATAATGATGCTTCAAATCAATTCTATATTCCAGATCAAACAACCGCTATTTCTGAGTTATATGTAATTGATAAAGGACCAAATTCTATTGGACTTGCTACTAATGTAGGATCTGCTAAAACTGAAGGTGGTTTATTCTTCTATGGAGATGGTGACGATGATTATCAATATCTAATTCAATCCGACCATACAAAATTACTTGGTAACATTGATAGAATCGTATCTACAGTTACTACTCAAATAGGTTTAGCAAATACTACAACACATGGATTGAGTGTTGGTGATGTTATTGATTTAGAAGTTGTTCCTAATATTGTAGTTGGACTTGGAACAACTGCTCCATTAACTGTTAGTGTTGATGAGACACATTCTAAATTATTAATAAATTCTATAGGATTTTCTGGAACAGAAGTTGATATTCTTAATAATAAATTAACATTAGCAAATCATGGACTAAAAACTGGAGAGAAAGTTCTTTATAAGAGTTCTGATCCTATTGTTGGTACTGGATCAACCGTATCATATTATGTAAATGTAATTGATTCAAACACAATTAATCTATGTTTAACTCTAAGTGATTCTTTAGAAGATTCCCCAACAATAGTTGATTTTGGATCTACTGGATCTGATCATAGTCTATCATTAATTAATCCACCAATAAGAGTAGTTAAAAACTCAAACTTAACTTTCGGTATGGGTGATAGCTCACTAATAGGATATAATCTTAAATTCTTCTATGATAAAGAATTTAAAAATGAATTTAAAAATGCTACACTTTATAGTCCTTTTGAAAGTTCAGTAAGTACGTTTAGTGTTAGTGGTGTAGGTACAGTCGGTGTAGGTACATTCTTATCAAGTCCACAAGTTGGTGCTGCGGTATCAATTGGGTTTTCAACTGCTGTTCCATCTAAGTTGTATTATGCTTTAGAGAAGGGTGGATATATTAGTACAGCAGATAAGGATGTTACTAATTACTCAGAAATTAATTTTGTTGATAGTTCTTATAGTGGAGAATATAAAGTTTTTGATGTTGATGATGAGACTTTTAAAATTTCCCCTAGAGCATTACCTGAAGTTTTAGAATATGAACATGATCAATGTGACTTATTAGAGTATTCTAGTAAATCTGAGACAGTAAGTGGTGCTATTAAGAGTATTAAATTAATTTCTGAAGGATTTAGTTATAAGAGTATACCTGGATTTACTTCAGTTACTAGTGTTAATGGTGAAAATGCCAATGTAGTTGCGTTATCAACCTCTATCGGAAGAGTTAATAATCTTAGAATTATTGATATTGGATTTGAATATTCTGCTGATAAAACATTAAGACCAGAAGCATATGTTCCACCTATTGTCAGAGTTGATGATTTAGATATAATTGAGAATATTACCGTTGTAGATGGTGGTTCTGATTATCTAAATCCACCAAATTTAATATTATTCAACCCAGAAAGTAAAGAAGTTGTTGATACTACTTCTTTAGAGTGTTTCTCACCTTTCCAAGCAATTTCCAATGTAAATGTTATAGCACCCATAAAGGGTTTAAATTCGGTAAATCATAGAGTTGTTGCTATTAATAATTCAAATGGAATTGGCATAGTTTCTATGACTACTGATGGAACCCTTGTCAGATGTGTTATGGAAACTCCTATTAATGGGTATGTAACACCTCCATTTGATGTTGATGATGAAATATTCGTTGAAGGTATTCAACTCTTTGGAGATGATCCTGCTGGCATTGGAACGCAACAATCATCTGCTTCTGGAGTTACTACTGCCTCTGGTGATGGATATAATTCTTCTAATTATGATTATCGATTCTTTAAAGTTTCATCATATTCATCAGCCAATCCAGATGTTCTAGAATTTGATTTAGTTGGATTAACTACGAATCCAGGAATTGCTAAAACATACCAATCGGGTTATGCGAATATTGTAAACCGAAAGAATTATCCAGTATTTGAAACAAACCAACAAAGATCCAAATTTGCTTTAGGTGAAAATCTTCTCGTAAATGAATCTGGATCATTTGTAAAAAAAGATATTGTTGTAAAGGAGTATAGAGACGATTATATTAAAATTCAAGGTATTGATTCACTAAAAGATGGTGATAGGATATCTGGAGAGAGTTCTGGAACCTCTGCTACTGTCATTGGAATATTTGATAGTAAAGCTAAATTTAATGTAGATTTCTCAAGTATACAAAATCTTGGTTGGAATGATAACATTGGTAAACTAAGTGAAGATTTCCAAGTATTGTCTGACAATGATTATTTCCAAAATCTTTCATATTCAGTTCAAAGTGAAAAAACTTGGGAAGATTTTGTAGATCCTGTTAATCGACTGGTTCATCCATCAGGACTTAAGAATTTCGCAGACACCATTATAAATTCAAAAGTATCCAATGTTGGTCTTGGTGATACATTCTTTACAGTACAGACTTTAATTCTTGATGTTGTTAATGAAAGAAGAGTTGATATTGTTAATAATTTTGATCTTGGTATTGATTTCTATCCTAGAGATAACCAGTCTAAAACAATTGACTTCCAAAATGTAAAATTAACAGACTATACTAAATGTAAAACCAATAGAGTCTTATTACATGATGATATTAGTGGTAGATTTTCAAGTAAAGGAACTCAAGATTTATTTACAGAAATTGAAGAAATAAATGCTAATTATGCTCGTTATTTTGTACAGGTAGTTGATCCAGATACTTATGATGTTCAAGTTAGTGATTTAGTTGTTTTATCTTCTACTGATAATGCTTACTTGTTAGAAAAAACAACTGATTTTACTAGTCATAAGTTAGGTGATTTTGCAGCAGAAGTTGACTTCTTTAATAGAAAAACTCTTACATTTACACCAACTGAAAAATTCAATAAAGATCATGATATTAAAATCTTAAAATCTTCTTTCAATACTGATATTGTTTCAAATGGTATACAGGAAGTTGGATCTATTGATTTAATCGGATTAAATGTTTCTGTTGCTGTTGGTAGAACTACATTTACTGGTAGTATATCTGGAGATGTTTTAACAACTACTGATTTTAACTTAACAACTAAGAAGAGAATAAATGGAATAGAAATTAAAGATGCTAATGGACAGACTATTCCTATAATTTCTGTGGGAAGTACTATATCAGGACCAGGAGTTACTGAAAGAACAGAAATAGAATCAATTTTAACTGACCATACCGCCAAACTTAAAATCGTTGATCCTATTACTGGAACTACTACTGATAGTTTAGGCAATGCTGTTTCTCAGACACAAACGGTAGCATCTACAAATCAACTTGGATTTATAGGTGATGCTATTGGAAGACCAGCACTTCCAATTGGAATTACTACTACAAATATTAAAGAGTTTACTAACACAGATTGTAACGCTTTCCATGCTAGTATTGTTTCAAAGGACAATGTTACTGGTGAATTGGATTATACTGAAGCAATTGTTAATGTTGATGGGCAAGATGTTTCTATATCTCAGTTATACGCAGATTTATCAAATGTAACATTTAGTTCTATTGATAAAGGAACTGTTGGTATATTAACTGTTAGTTATGATAGTGGAACAATCAAATTTGATTGTATTAATGAAAGAAATTCTGATTTAATAATTAGTGCTAATATTGTTGGATTGGGAACTACTACTGCTGGAATAGGAACCTTTAGATACAACGTTCAGGGGCAACCAGCAGGGGCAGAAAGAACTGCTAGGTATGAATCAACATATAATACAACAACTCTTGGTGTAGGGGTAACTATAGCATCTATTGATAGAGATATTGATTCTACTGTTAGATCTATTGTAAAAGTACGAACTGGATCAGAATCTGCTATACATCAACCAATACTTCTACATGACCAAAATAATGATGCTATTACCGTTCAGTATCCACATGTTGGATCTCAAACTGGAATAGGAACTTTTGGATCTGAGACTACAGCAAATAGTATAAATTTAGTATTTTATCCAGATGTTTCTGCTACTGGTTTAGTTGAAGTTCAATCATATAATGAAATATTCAATACATTTAATGATTTTGCTAATGAACCAAATCCATTACAATATGGTCCTGTAACAAGTGATCTTATATTATCCACGTATGATGGAATAAACGGTACAAGAGGTAATAAAGTTAATTTCAATTTAACATATCAAGGAATTCCAGTATACAGTAAGAAGTTTAACCCAACTGACTCCACTAGAATTGTTACGAGTGTTGGTGCTGGTACTACATTTAAAATACCCGATCATTTCTTTAACACTAATGAGCAAATTGAATATTCTCCAGGATCTACATTTATTGGTGTACCTCCAGTTTCTGTAGGAATTGCTGCTACATTAGATGCTGATAGTAATTTAGTTACTACAATGCCATCTAAAGTATTTGTTAAAGTTAAGGATTCTGATTCTTTCCAACTCTTTAGTAGAAAGGAATATATTGAGGATGGTAATCCTATAGAGATAACCAGTAATGGATCTGGTAATTCTCATAAACTTAATATGACCAAAGTTTTGAGTAAGACTGTTATTGGACTTGATGGAATTGTTCAGCAACCAATTACATATACTTCTATAAAGCATTCTTTAACTAATAATATTGGTATTGGAAATACATTTAATAAAGATCAATTTGCCATAAGTGGAATTAGTTCAGTACAACCATTGGATGTAATACAAATTGATGATGAATATATGAAGGTTGAGCAAGTTGGATTCACTACTTTGACAGGTGCTACTCCTTTCTCTGCGATTAATTCAATTGAAGGTGATATACCAGAAGTTTTAGTAGCAAGAGGATCTTTAGGTTCAGAAGCTGTATCACATGGTGCTAATGCCGAGGTAAGAGTCTTTAGAGGATCATTTAATATTGTTGATAGTACTGCTTGGTTCTTAGAACCACCAAAAGGAAATAGTAGAAATAGAAGAAATGCTACAAACCTACCTTATGTTAAAGCAGAATATAATGGAAGAACTTTCTTAAGATCAAATTATGATACCAATATGGTGTTTGATGATATTTCAGATTCATTTACTGGTATTGGTAGAACATATTCACTAACTGTTGGTGGTGCGAATACTTCTACTGGTGTTAGTGTTGGAAATGGAATTGCGTTCATTAATGGAGTATTCCAAACACCATTAACATTAAACAACTTAGGAAATAATTATGAAATTGAAGCAAATGCTTCTACAGGAATATCAAGTATAACATTTACTGGAATTAGTTCGGAAAATGGTCAATTAATACAATCTGAATTTGATATTAACCAAAATCAGTTACCAAGAGGTGGTCTAATTGTTTCTATGGGATCAACTCCTGGTACTGGATATGCTCCTTTAGTTGGTGCTAGAGTTTTAGCAAAAGATACCAATGGTGTAATTGATAGTATTGTAAGTATTGCTTCGTCAGTTGGACCTGTTGGATCTGGTATTGAAACTGCTCATTATGATGCTGTAACTGGTATTATAACTGTTACTACTAATACAGTTCATGGATTTGCTTTAGAAAGTCCAGAGACTGTTAAGTTGGAGGGTCTACATTTTACTTGCCCAACATACACTATTGGTCAACCTATTACTGGTACAACATATGATCCAGCAACAGGTGATATGGTGATAAAGATTGTTGGACATGGACTTTCAAATGGTGATTCAGTTAAATTAAAAGAAGAATCGATCACATTTAGTTGTGGATTTGGTGGTGCTTCTGGTGCTGCTGCTGAAAAGTCATATCCTAGAAAGACTGATCCTGCTTATGACAGATATATGTACATATCTGATGTTACTGCTGATACTTTCAAGGTTAATGTATTATTTGGAGTAACACCTACCAATACAGACGCACATACCTTTGT